ATATCCTGGATCGTTTCCGCTACGCCCCAATAGTGGGTCTTCCCGGAAAAAACAGGGTGATTGAGATATAATTCCTGTGCATAGGCGTTGGACGGAGACAAGACACATCCATAGTGATCCAGGATCCTCTGCGGTTTTGTATCGCTGATATTTCCCGTTCCATCCCAGCCGGTCCAGAAGCAATACAGATCGTTATCTCCCATTCCGGTACTCTGATCGCCGGTTCCCAGATACTGCCCCCGGCTGGTATCGAACGTATAGAAGCCGCCGATATATACCGCATCCTCATCCGCCTCAAATGCCCCGCCCTTACACCGGATATGTGAACCGGTGATCGTCGCACCTTTGACCGTTCCCGAAAATGTTGCATTTCCAGATGCATCGAGTTTGAAATTCGTGGAGTTTACTACTAAACGGTTACCGGATATAGTAACCTGTCCGGATTCCAGGGAAATCTCAGACGATACCGTTCCCTTTGAAACTTTCATATCAATCTTGCTATCTGTCACTTTGAATTTTGCATTCGTGTTCTTTTCGAAATCAGATACCTCCACCTTGAGTCCATCCAGGTCGAACTTGAGAGAAGCTACCCGTTTCTCATCTTCCAGATACTTCGTCAGTGCCTGGTTGGAGTAATTATCCTCTGGTGTCAAGTTATCGAACATATATCGAAGCTGCTCATTGAGCTGATAGAGATAGCCTGTGAGTTCTTTTTGATCCATCTTGTCAAAGCCTTCCATTGCTTTATACTGTGCCATCAGATTTCACTCCCTTCTTCGATGTATTTTCCGACTGCAATCAATCGAGCCTTTCCCTTTCCTTCCAGCCTCCAGCGATAGTGAAAGCATCTCATTGGCTTGATGGGAATCGTGTAGGTTCGTTTCCTCGTGGCGTATACGGTGAGCATCCGGCGGAATGCAGCGTCTGAATCGTGTTTCAAGAAGATTTCTACCCGGCTGCCTCGTTCCAGTTCCAGGAGAAACTGAATCTTTCCAATGTATTTCCGATTCAGAAGGCTTTCTTCCAGATCTCCCGTTTCCAGGTACCACTCTATCAGTTCTTCTCCTCCTGCAATCTGGCGAAGCTCCTGGTTTTGATTGATGAAATACAGTTTTCCATCTCCCGATGCAGTCAGAAGCATCTGGGTGTCATCTTCTTTATGCCAGAGTCTTTTGGCTGTATCATAAACCAGCAGTGTTTTACCGTTTCCCGTTTCAGCCGAGAGATAATATTTCTCTTTATATTTTCCAGCTACTCCCTCCGACAGATTGAATTTTTCCAGCACCTCCGACAGTGCGAACGGGACGCCTCCGGTATATCCATACACGCCCGTTCCAGAAAGGTATATCAGGGTGGTTCCCACCAATCTTACACTTTCACTGCATCCCTTCATCACGCCCGGAGCCTCCTGTGTATGGATCTGGATGTTTGACGGTTTATTTCCGTATACCTTATGAATCGTATGCTCTTTGAAAAACAGAGCATATCCGGAATAGGTGGCTGCTGCCGTGAAATCCCCGTCTGAGCCTATCGTTGCCGCATAGGAGTCCGTTGAAATGCCCTCGAACACGTTCCAATTCAGCGGATCTCCAAGCTTACTTGCATAGACCTCATGGTTCTTACTGCTGCATCCCCACAGTCTGTTTTCACATTCTGTTAAAAAATCCATGTCCGGAACTTTCCGTTTTAGCGTCAATCCAGAATCCTGTGTGAAGCTTTTCTCCAGAGTTCCTATCACCGTGATGCTGTTGTCTGTTTTTGCCTGGATGGTGGCCGTTTTATTGTAGTCCGCATTCGTGCATCCGGAGATCTCCACGCCATCATACTGATTGAACTGCTTTCCGATTCCTGTACACGATATTTTGGTGTAGGTGGAACCGGTGTAAGACGGGGCAAAGGTGGCGGTCGATGCCTGGGTGAATGTCTTTTCCATCGAACCAAATTCTCCGGAATCCGTGTTTAAGTACACCTTATCCGGAAGAATGATGATGTAGGCACCCATTCCAACCATGATTTTCTTGCTATCTGCTACTATTCCTTTTTCCTGGTCGTTATAATACAGTTTCGTTCCATCTACGTAAGCCAGACCATTCTTCCAGTAGAGTCCATTCGGCTTTTCCAGTGTCTTTATGACCGGTCCACGTGCTTCTCTTGGTCCGGCGGCCGGATAGTAATCAGATGACATGTTTTTCATGTCCGCAAAGTATCCTTCCTGGACGATCTCCCGGGTGTCGATTCCACCGAAGACTCCCTCCTGTTTTCTGGTTCTGGTGACTGAATTAATAAGCGGCAGTCGCATCATTACCACCCCCTGAACTGTGCTGTGTCTTTTGGAATATGATTTCTGCGGTAATATGCCGCAAATGTCTGGAAAGATGATTCAAACGCTGCTACGCTGTTGTTGTATCGTTCTATCTCTCCGTTTTTATAGTCAATCTTGGCAGCTAAGTAGTTTGAATAGACATCTCCGAAGCGATCCGGAACCAGGAGCGTTTTTTCAAAGTCCCGATCGTAATCGTATCCATCGAACTCTATATCATTTCCTTCTGCCATGTTCAGGATCTCATCTACAACCATTCCCTCTACCTCTGACAGCCAGGCTGTTTTTACTCTGGCATCGTACTGGTTCAGCTTTTCATCATCTACCCTTGCCAGAATCTCCGCTATCTTCATAATTTCATCGCCTCCTCATAGTCTCTATTCTGACAGCTTTTTTTATTTTTTTCTCCCACACAAAAAGCCCACCACATTGCTGTGATGAGCTTGTACATCTTATATGTTACGCTTTTATGATGTGTCCATCTTCCGCGATTCTATCCGCCGTCAGCATCCAGCCGTCCGAATCGAACGCATACAACTGTCCATCAATCCGGCAGACTGTATCATGCAGATATTTGTAACCTTTCAGGACATACCACCAACGTCCATCCTGCCAAATCCAGCCTCCGACATACTCCCCGGAGATCCATCCGTGTGAGGTCTCGATCCAAGGTTTTCCATCTACAAAACACTTCCGGAGCGGCTGCACGTGTTCTCCGTTATTATAACGTCTTCCGGAATCTGCCCCACCCGGGGTTGTTCGGATAATCAATGTCGGCGATGCCAGAATGCACAGACCGCGCACGCCGCTCTTTACCTCTTTCAGATCGGTGATCGATACCTGCGGGGCGCTCGGCTGTGAAGCTGCAGCTCCATCCTCCGCCGCCCAAGTCTTTTTGAAATTCTCAAATGTCCCATATTTCTGCTTCAAAATTCCCGTGCCGCTGCCCCAGTCCGGCAGATAAAGATGCGGTTTGTCTTCCAGGCTCTTCCAATCTCCTCCCCAGGCAAGTCCCAGCCCCTTGGCAATCTCAGCCGCTTTTTTAAACATTCCTGTTCTGTCATTAAATGCATCATCTGACGTGCTGCCATCTCCATCAATGTCCATTATTAAATAAAAATCAAAGGCGATTCCCCACTGATGCTGTGAACTGTAGCTGCTGCCCGGTGCATTGGTTACCTTTTTCCCCGGTTTTGTACGTCCCTGAGCATAGAGGGCATCCTGCTCTGCTACTGTCCGGAATGTTTCCCCAATCGTCACTGCAATCCCTTGTGTCACACAGGCTTTCATCCACGCACCCGCAAGACGCTGGAGACGCGGATGGCACAATGTAATATCTCTCATATTTGTCCTTTCTACGAACACAGGGCGGAATCTTTCCGCCCTAAATCATTATTTGCACTCATCTGCCGGTCCCGGCTTTTTTGTTTCTGCTCCCGGTCCTACCGGCGTGTTCCCTTTTCCTTCTTTTGCCGGACCCGTGCAGCCAACATCACAGGTGCACTCCGGATCAACCGTCATTTCCGGATGCCCTAATTTCTGCGCTTTCTTGGCGCTATAGTTATGTACTTCGTTTGCATTCTTGTTTCCATGTACGTTGCAACTCATCTTTCTTTCCTCTCTTTCTATTTTCTTGCTTTCTCTGCCTGGGTTCCGAAATAAAACCCTACAATCATAGTAAAAATGCTCATGTATTCCTGTCCGGATACTTCCCCGGAACACGTCAGCCCAATGAATCCCGCTGTCAGCGCTAACGTCATAAGGCTCTTTACGTCAATCAATTTTGCAAGTTTTTCTTTCAAGCCTTTCCCTCCTCTAAGTCCTGAATACGATGATTCGCTACCCGGATCTGTTCCTGCATAACAGCCTGTGCTTCTTCCAGCTTATACGTTCGCTCAATCACAGTGTTATGCTTTTCGACTTTCTTTTCGAGCTGACCCATCCGGTATGTCATGAGTTTTGCTGATGCAATCACACCCGCAAAAGCCCCCAGGACACCTCCGCCGGACGCAATCAAGGCTACTGCAATTTCTGTATCGATCATTCTATCCCTCCGGATGCTCCTCCAACCATTTCTCGGTTACCTTACGCCAATATAACGGCACCTTTTCAAGTGTCATTTTCCCGTCTCTGATTTTCTTTCCATAAAAAGCCCCCATCACTTAGCACCTCCTTTCTCCGCAAGCTCACTCGCCGCAGCACCGAGATCTATGATCGCCTCATCCTGGATCTCCTGACTTTCTTCCAATGCGTCCAGACGTTTTTCTTCGGATGTCTTTTCACGCATATTGAAGCTGGTTTTTACTTTGCCCCCTTCAACAGCGGATGTTTCAGAAACCAGAAGGACATCTTCGTATTTTCCCACCGTCAGACCGTCTGACGTTTCGATCCGGATCAATTTCAGATTTTCGTCTGTCAGCTTTTTCCAAATCTCCAGCATAGTCTCCCGACTCTCGCTCTCAATCTGAAGCGCGCCTAGAGATGCTCCTGCCACCAGGTCAATTTTTGTCCCATCTTTTAACACTAATTTATCCATCTTACCCTCTCCTCCCTACTGGATTCCATTCCACGCCATCTGAAGCAGAAAGCCCAGAAGTTCCCAGATTTTATTTTTGATTCGTTCCATACAGATTTCGTACCCGATTTTTTCAGAATAGTTTTTTTCATCGACGCATCCGGTTGACTCCACGATTTCAAAACCATTTCTGAGAACACAGCGCACCACTGTGGTTTTTGTTCCCATCGTTTTCGTCTCCGTGTAGGCAATAAACTCATCTACCATCTTCTGGCCGATGCTGACGCCGGACGGCAGCTCCGGATTATCTTCCAGTTTCATATATTCCTTTTCAAAGGTGTTTTTAGGTAGCCAAGATACGTGTCCGTCCGGATCCTTTGTAAGATATCCTTCATCAAGAGGATTCTCGTCCGCCGGAACACTCCATCCGTGATACGCATTATAATCGCCTCTTGTCATTGGTTCTACTTCGAACATTCTGCAACCGATATATTTTTTCACGATATTCTCCTCTGCTTAACTTTCTTTGTGATTCAGCCAATAATTACAATCTGAAAACTCACTAATCCATACCCTATGTTCACAATGGATCTTATGAATACATTTCCTACACTCCGAAAATGGAATAGCCAAATCTTTGGCTTGTTCTATTAGCTTGCAAAGTAGAAGCCTCATTCGACGAATGTCCAATCTTCTGCGAGCATGTCTGCCTGTGAAGCAAGCCAGCCCATCTGAACTCCGGAAGTTCCAATAAAAGCCACCGCTTTTTTTCCGATTGCATCGTGCTCGCAGTTTACAATCTCCCCTTCAGCAGTTTTATAAGAAATGCCGGATGCCAGCTGAATGTACTGTTTCTTTCCATTCCATCCCTTACGCGCTACCTTTAAACCGCGCTTCATGTACTTGATAGCATCGCCGAAAGGAAATGTCACTTTACCGCTCATGATTTCGCAGTTCTCGGCATCGGCAATTTCCCATTCGTCTGACTGCATATTCATCAGTGTGTATTCAACTTTCTGAGTCTCTCGAATATCCAACAACTCTCCCTGTTCGGTTCCCTGCGGTCTGCACTGGATCATAATCGTTTCTTCTTTCGGATCCCAAAACCAGAACCCACCCCAACGTGGCAACTTTACTTTTGCCCCCTGTTTCATTGCTTCAAACGCTTCACTGAATTTCATTTTTTCTCTACCTCTCTCCTTTTTTACGATGTTATTAACTTTGTTGATTAATTCTGTCGGATCGCTCATCATACGGCATACAAATTCGTTATTGCGATAAACATCATACACATTATCGAATTCACTTCTTCCCCAGCAATCGTGTCCATTTTCGATCTTATTTTTCTTTACCGTGAACATTTCGCCCCCCCTCAATTACTCAGCTAAATTACGATTTCAAGATGCCGCATATATGTCAGTTAAAACGGTTCCATAGTGTCGGTAAACTTTAATTGAGCCCCAGGAGTTGATCAGTAAAACGCTTCCTTTAGCATTATCGTATTTATTGATAAGTCCGATCCATGCCTCGGCAGAATTTCGGTACAGAAGTGCAGCTACACCAGTTTTAAAAGTATTCCAATTAGCATACATGTCATTTTTTATGCCGTTACTGTCGTTGGCACTGACAGTATGAAGAGCATTGGTAAATAAGGCCTCGCTATTTCATGGTAATTTGAAATTCATACTTTTTCCAAACTGCTGCATCCGCATTGTAATTCTGAATGGCACGCCTATTACCAATATAATGTGTATATTCTTGAGAAAGATATGCGCCTGGATAACCGGTTGACCAATAAACCACGAGTGTGAAAGCTTCGGTAAATGGACAGTTTTTTAAAGTTACTGCAGTAGCGTTACTGGTGCAACAATAGTATCCTGGGGTCTTGATAGTGTGCATATCAGTTCCGTTTTGTATTATAGTTCCACTATTCCGGGGCCACAGCTCGCTATTTAACTTGCTACAAGTCTATTCCAGGATTCCCAAGTGGTCGGGGTGTAGTTTATGTTTCTTCGAAAATAAATAGCTTTATTACTCCAATCGGTCGAAATGGCAAATTGCGTGATCCAAGCGGTCGAACTATTTCCAAGGTTGTTGGATGTGTTAAAGGTTATTATGATCCAATAGCCCTCAAACGGAAGATTCAAGCCCGTTTTGCTCGTTTTGTAGATTCCGTTTGCTAGCATATAATTAACATTAGTGTAATATTGATATCTCGATTGAAAAGCAGCGCAAAAGCTATTTTCGCTACCACTTTCTTTTAGATGAGTGGAAGCCTCGCTATTTAACTGAGTAAGTGATTTCTCCGCTGCCGTCAATCTCTCATCCAGCAGTTTCCCCACAATCGCATCCAATGCCGCTTTTCCGGATTCCGTAGCAAGATAGTTTGCTATCAGTGGTGGAAGCGGTCCTTGAATGCCCTGCGGTCCCTGTGGGCCAGTGTCTCCTTTTTCGCCCTGGATGCCTTGCGGTCCCTGTGGGCCAGTCTCTCCCTGGATTCCCTGTAATCCCTGCGGACCAGTCTCTCCCTGGATTCCCTGTGGTCCCTGCGGTCCTTTGATCTTTCCAATTAAAATCCTAGCCATCGTTTACCACATCCTCTCCTGTAAGATAATAGAGATTCCCTGTTTCCGAATCATAATGGAATGCTGGCGGTTTTTCTCCATCCGGATAATCTGCATAGAGATTCCCTGTTTCCGGGTCCAGATAGAGCGAAAACATTCCCGATGCCGGAACCATGACACCGCTCTCCCCCTTCACTCCTTGGATTCCCTGCGGTCCTTGCGGACCGGTATCTCCTTTTTCACCCTGGATGCCTTGCGGTCCTTGCAGACCGGTATCTCCTTTTTCGCCTTTATCTCCCTTATCTCCTTTTAATTCCCCACGCTCTAACTTTCCTACAACATCCTCTCGGATCTTCTCCGCTTCCTCTGCTGCCGTCGTCGCCCTGGTCGCTGCCGAATTTGCCAATCCCGCCGCAGTATCTGCCTTGTTTGTGGCTTCCTCCGCTTTTCCAAGACCGGCATTCAGTTCCTTTTCCAGGCGTTCAAATTCACTCAGTCCCGGTTTCCCTTCCGGGGTATTGATTGCATCTTCCACATACACCGGCGTTTTATACGAGGTAAAGCGCATCGTTCCGGTTTCATCATAACCTCTGACCGCGATAAATACGGCGCCAGGAACCCGAAGCTGTGTATTCCGTATCTGCCAGGTCAATAAGATTCTTTCCTCGCCGTATGTGGCTTGCAGGGAGTCTGTATCCTTCGTACCATCGGCATATTCCAGGTCGATAAAGAAGTCCAGCGCCGACAAATCCAACAAAGTCGCTGACACGCGCGGAATGGAGAATGTTCTTGTATCACACAGATTATCCGCTGTTGTTCCGATCTTCTCTTCTCCTCTTGGGATAAGCATCTGCCGGTTCTCAATTACTATCATTCTTCCACCTCTTAAATACGGGATGCATGATTTTCACACACATCCCGCTCAAATTAGATAAGCAGCTTCAGGCCATTCTCAAATTTTTCGACCTCCTGATCGATAAATTCCGCCGCTTTCGTGTCCTGTTCCTGGGAGTTCTGCAGCACTTCCGCCACCTCTTTCGGAACCTTGACATTTCTGCCGCGCTTAACGATATAAGATCTACCGTTTACCTGCACAAATACATCGCCCTTGTACTTGTCAGAATCTCTCATTAGGAAGATATTAACCATTCCATCATCCGGCGCTTCTGCTGGCTGCTCCTCTGTTTCTGCCGCCTGCGTTTCTTTTAATTTTTCTGTTTCTGCCGCCTGCGTTTCTTTTAATTTTTCTGTTTTAGCTGGCATTTAGTTCTCCTTTCCTTCCGAGAATGTACATCCCGTCTCCACGCGTACTACGTACTGCTCTACCAGGCGCTCCGCTGTCTTGGTTGCTTTCCAGCCTGCCGTAGCTCTCTGGTTTAACGGATCCGCCGTACCGCCAGAACCAAGCTGTTTTACGATAGTTTCCAGACCGCCGCCGGTAATCTCCGTAACGCCATATGCATTTGCGCCCAAAATCAGCGTCGAATATACATCGATCTTCGTGCTACCGGTTCCCGCTGATCCCGTTTTCGCAAAGATCTTTGCCTCCGTGGACTCAACAAAACGAACACCGCCGATTTCTCCGATTTCATTCTGGTAGGCATTATCTGGATTGGTGTATTTATGCCACTCTTTCCATTCCGGGTCTTCCATCAGGTCATACGCAATATCCGGGTGGATGATTCCGACATACCAGCCATCAATCTTCGGAGCGTTCTGTTTTTTCAGTGCTCTGACTGCCATCTTAACCGCCTTGACGGTCAGTTTCATGTTCTGGGTTAAAGTAGCTCTCGATGCGGTCTGTCCCTCTGCATACTGTACATTCGTTCCGCCATTGAGGACTTCTCTGGTTACAGTGTCCAGAGTGGCACCAGCCTGATCGCCCAAGAGTTTCATGGCTTCCACCAGGTTGTTATCGATCGCTGTTAAGAGCAGCATATCCGACAGGCGAATATAATCGCCGTACTGCTTCACGGTCGATGTTACGATGCTGACGTCCAGTTTATTACCGTCCGGCGTAACGCCCTCAGTCAGTGGCGTGAGTGCCTTGCTAAGCGGCGTGTATTTTCTAAACTCGATTGTCTTACCGCCATTTTTCGGGATTGGACGCTTCTGTGCAAACTGATCGTGTACCAGGTGCGGACCTGCAATATCAATCAGTGTACTGTCATAATAGGTTTTCATTTCATGGGAAAGCTCGTTTCCCGTGCCACTCGATCCAGTTGTGTTGATTACATCATCAAATAACCGAAGGTTTAATTTAATTGCTGTTTCCATCATATCCTCCTAATCTCTGAATGTGATGATCTCCCCTCTGGCTGCTCGACGGGCATATTCCTGGCGCTCTTCCTTGGTCATCTTCGCCGGATCCTTTACGGTCTGCGCTGCCGGTCGGCTTGACATTCCATTTTCAGCCGGGCGCATCTGCCCGCTCCGGGCTGCTGCCGCCTGCTGTTTGGTTGCCGCCTTGGCTGTCTGCTGCATCAGTGCCGGAAGAATCTCATCGTGATGGAGTGTTTCGTAAATTGTACGCATGTCAATTCCCGCACCCATCAGGTCAAGAAAACGCTTGTCCTGGATTTCGCTCTGCAGATCGAACTGCGGATACATCCGTTTCAGTTCTTCTGCTTCCCGATCCCACTTCTGGAACACCGCATCTTTCTGGTTCTTCCGCTCAGCTTCCTCTCTGGCTTTATGTAAGGCTTCATTCTCCGCCTCCAGCTTCACCATTTTCTTATAGCTGTCTACTGTCATGCCCTGATCCGCAGCGGCTTCTTCCCAGAATACATCGTCACTTTCCAGAGCTTCGCGAATATCGCCCATCTTGTCTGTAGATATGCCATATTTTTTTGCAACCAGCCCGATAACATCGTTCTGCTGCTGAAGCTGCTGTTGAAGCTGTTTCACCTCGCCGACGCGCTCCTTGATTGCCTTTTGCATTCTCGCATCGAACAAATCGCGGAAGTCGCCGTTAATCATGTCATTAAATGCCTTTTCACGTTCTTCCGGCGTCTGTTCTGCCTGCTGCCCCTCGGTTGTCTCTGGGGCTGCTGCCTCCGCTCCGGTCGCCGCGCTGCCTTCTCCGCCGCCTTCTCCGTCAAACATTCTCAGGTTCAATCTTCTCATTTTCCCATTTCCTTTCTACCGTCTTTCCGGCGTGTCTATCTACCGTCTTCCCGGCGTGCCAGTTGTCTCTCCAACGTCTCCTACCGTCTTTCCGGCGTGCCATCCGTCTCTCCGGTGTCTCCTGCCGTCTCTCCGGCGTGCCTATGCTTATATTTTTACATAATCAAAACTCAAAATCTCCCACTAGGTCAAACTGCTCCGGATACCTTGATTTTAAAAGGCAAAAGCCGGTTTTTGTGAATTTCAAAAGATTCTCAATTTCTTCCGAATTTTCATCATCTGGATAAAACCTGACTGCTATATGTCCGTCCCGGCTTTCCGTCCGCACATTGGCATCCATCCGCCACAAACACTCGAGCAAGGTCTGTCCCAGCATCGACACCGCTGCACAAATGATATTCCCCTCATCCTGGTTCACTTTCTCCGCGTGCCCGTCGATAATGAAATCAATCACTTCATTTTCCCGTCGTTCAATTACTTTCGTCATTATTCTGCTCCCTTCGGCGTCGCCGCCTTCGCTGCGCGTTCCCGTGCTTTCCCGGCGGTCGAACTGACTGCTTCCCTGGTTGCATTCCCCATCGCATCAAGCTGGGCGGATTTGCTACTGCCACCGGACACAATCGGCTGCTCCCCCGGTCCCATTGATCCCACTGCATCTAACAGGCGCGTATCGCCGGTACTCTGGGCGATCACTGCTGCCATCTGGCTCATAGTCTGCTGCATCTGCTGCATCTGCTGATACATGATTCCATTCTGTGCAATCTTCCGCATAACTTCCTCTTTGCCGTCAAACATCATCATTTCGAGGCAAGCCAGTGCCTGATCAGCTAACTGCGGATTAAAGAAGCCTAGATCGTACATTTCTTTAGCCAGTTCGTTCTGGGAAATCTTTGTAAACGGGCTTGCTTTCTGTGCCTGTACTTTGATGTCATATACAGGTTTACGCTCCGCAATCATGCCTGTAAATCCCACTTCCATCTCCTGGGCTTGCATACCGGAGTTATCGAATGATACGAAATTCTCCCCCGTGTCATTCGTGATACGGAAGACACGAGGCGCGGTGTAAAACTGCCTGATGAGTTCCAGAACAATATTTACAACACTCTGAAAAGCCTGATAAGAGCCGTTTATCATATCCCTTGACAGCTTACTGCCTGCCTCCTGCAGTGCCGCAATCGCGGAAGCTGCCGTTACTCCGGAAGCTGTCGCGCCCTGTGAAAAGTCACGGTTTCCGGAAGTCTCTTTTAATTCCTCGATTTTTCCCTGGTAAACCTGATAATAGATGCCTGGAAGAGGTGCCACTTTAAGAGGCAACATGTCATCTTTGGATCCGTTGTAATGCACAATATCCCTCGACAGGTCCGAAAACTCTTCCTCATTGAATCCGGAGCTGTCTTTGCACGCATACCGCGGCCTGGAACCTGCGATCGAATTCTGTAAAATTGACTGGCTCAATTTGTCAATATACTCCTGGCAGTCTTTCATTATATCCAGATATCCAAAGCCGAAAGGACTGTGCTCAATCGGGAACATGAGATCGAACACAAACGGATACTGTCCATGTTTATACCAACCGTCAGCCATTTTTGGATCGTTCTCCGATGCATAGAGTACGGTTCCGTTACAGATTTTACAATAATGCAGCACTGTTTTCATAACCGGCACATCTCCGGACATACCGGAAACTGTTTTCTTGTAATACCAATCAATGATTAATGATTTCCCGGTTGTATCGACATAATCATCATTCAGGTACTCCTGGACACTAATCAAAGTATCATTCAGTTTTCCCTGCATCTGTGGATATTCCTGTTCAATCAGGTCGTTATCCATAACATTCAGATAAAACAGGTTCCTGGATTCCTGGATTTTATCAATTCCCGGCTCCCAATACATTTTGAGCGGGTCACATTTTTTAATTGAGATATCGCCCAGACCGTTCTCCTTGTGAGCATCCCAGAACACTCCATAAATGCTCGTTCCCATTTTGATTTTCTGCCAGGTCGCTTCTGAATAGACTGCAGTGTACTCGTTCCGGTCCATGATAAACGGAATAACATCTGATAAAATCTTGGCTGTTTCTTTGTCTGACTCCTCACGCGGCAATATATTCGCTTCTGGATAATTATCCATAAAATCAGCATGCTTATTGATGAGCGAGTTGATCAGCCATGCGCTGGCCGGTTCGATTGCATTCCCGTTCTTATTTTTCTTTTTAAACCGATCCCAGTGGCGCATCTTCCACCACTGTTCATTATCAATCAATCTTTCATCCAGGGATTTCTTTCCCTGTTTGTACTTTTCCAGAATAGCAAGTGCTTTTCTTGCTTCTTCCTCTCCTATTTTGGTCTGTATCACTTTTTCTTCCATGATTTCCTCCTATACTCTCAATACAAGACGTTTCTGTTTGTACAAATCCAGCGGATCCTCCTGCGGTATCTCCTGGACAATACTCTGACGCGGGGCAATCGGATGCTCCATGAGGACATAACGGCACTCATCGTAGATGTGATCCTCCTGGGTCGTGTCTATATCCTCTACGTTATGCTCGTCATATACCAATGCCGGAATCGTGCGGATGAAGTCCTTGCAGGTATCAAACACGTAAAACATCGCCCGACCATTTGAGTCGAACGCAAGTCGATAGTGATACTGCATTTTACCGGCGAGGCGGGTGTTATCGCCCGGGGACCAGTAGATTCCTTCTCGTTCCATCATTTCCGCGATCGATTCCCCGCGTGACCTATCATAGATAGACGGATCCGCTATCCCGATGATTTTGCGCCCTTTTAACATCGGATCCGTCTGCTCCACCTCGCGGATCTGTCTGGCTATCTCGTTCGGCGCTATCTTGACACCTACATTCGGCTCTCCTGTGCAGCCGTACATTTCTTTGATTCGGTAGATGCATCCATCATGATCCACGGCATGCCAGCCGACTGAATACGGTTTTGCATAACCAAAGTCAAAGCCCCGGTATATCGCCCAATCTGCGGGAATCCGGAACGGTTTAATGACGTGTGTGTATTGCTGGGTTTCATACCCCATCGGATTATCCCGGAACTCCTCAAATACCTGTCCCGAAAAGCTGTCCCAATCGCCATACAGCAACGCCTCACGTTCCGCCTTCGGAAGTGATGCAAGCGCCGCCAGATAGTTCGGGTTATTTGCCAGAAGCTCCTGATTGTCAAATACCGTTGACGGAACGAAGCAGGAAGTTCTATACAGTCTTTTCTTCCTGCCGTCCACGTTCAATATCTCATACTCATGCACAACCGTCTTATATGGCGCTGCTGCCTTCACAAAATGCTGTTTTACCCATCCATGGCCAATACCTCCGGGGTTAGCCGTACAGCGCATATATACGCGCGTTCCAGAGCCTGACGGGCGGTTACGAGATACCATGTAGGAGTATTCATCCCATGTAAAGTGTGTCAGCTCATCAAATCCAATGAAATCATATTGTTTACCCTGGTAATTTTTCCTATCCTTTACGTGCTGCATCGAACCAAAATATATTTTTGCTCCGCTTTGAAACTTCCAGACGTGCCCCGTCTCGTTATACCTGGCTTTTCTGTATGCCGGTTGATAAACATCGCGTGAGCGGTCTATCAGTGCCGTGAGCTGCGGATAGGTCTTTCTGAATATGATCGCCCGGTAATGGGGGATGTGTACCTGGCGCAGAGCTTCCGCCAGAAGAAAATCAGACTTCCCGCCGCCTGCTGCCCCGCCGTATAGAGCTTCATCCTCCCCTCTGCTCATCATCAGCGCCTGTTTCGGCTGCGGCTGCCAGATCACTCTTCTGCTTTTTGTATCGTTCAATTTCCTCTTTCACTCCTTCCACATCCGCCGGCGCCAGCATGATCACGCCGCTTTCCTCGGTCTCTTCTTGCTCCTCCTGGATATTCTGGCGTTCTTTCCAGTCTTCCCTAGCGCGGTTCGTCAGCCAGAAGATGATCGCCTTGGTATCTGGGGGGATATAGACCTCATCCTCTCCCACTTCCAGATGCTCCTCTTCTTTGATTTTCCGACCGGCATCGTTATATTCAATCTTCCGGACCTTGAAAGTTTTCTTTAGCTGGACTTTGTGGCCGATGCATTTCAAATACAGGGCATTTTCCACCTCTGTGTCTGCGATTTCCTTGCTTTTTTTTAATGTGTCCGCAATGACCGGATATTTTTTTCTCCACTCATTCAGCGTGGACCTTGAAATCCCTATATTTTTCGCTATCTGCTCATCACTCAGGCCCTTCCTGGCCCATCCGGACAGCAAAGTCCTTTTGTCCGGATCATTTACCCATTCCTGATATTTGGCCCTTGCCATCCCAAACGACCTCCTTTCCGTTCTATTTTGACAGAATTTTTCGAGATTTTCTCCCATCCAAAGGGGCTGTAAAAAAAAGAATAGTCCCGAAAAAAGAAAGACCAAGAGTTTGTAATGAACTCAAGGTTTTTTCACATGCCCTTAATAAACAGATAAAATTACATGAAAATAGACACGAATTATTTTAAAAATGTAAAATCTTATTTCTATTTAGATGATGAATTTTGCTTACTATACATTGATAACTTTCCCATGCCGTCGTATAGTTAAATAGCGAGAGTTTTTTTATTCCAATATCATATTTTAAAACCAATATAAATAAAACTTATTCCGATATTTATACCTTTGTGTTTGGAAAACTTGTCGTACTATCAATTAGTATACTAATCGACAGCTTCAATAATTATTTTGGTGAAGTTACTAGCGATATACGTCAAATTCAAAGATTGAAAAGTTTGGATTCCAAGACAGTAAAAGCTAGTGGGATTGTGAGAAGCGGTGATAACTCAAAAACATTGGGTTATATAGGCTCGCTGATGTATGATGGAAGTAGTGGCAAAATTATGGCTAACATAATCGGAAGTGGAAGCGATAGCAATCCCACATCTATACAAAACGGATATGTGATTGGAGAACTTGTATTGTTTTTAAAATAGCGATCTGAAAGTTATCTATTACAGTGCTTTGGTCGGGACTGATGATTCCGTGGTTCCAAGTAATACTCAAACTGTCGCTGGTTCCTTTAATGTAGATGCTGGCGTATATATTGCCTTCGCTAATGTTCGATGGAGTTCGAATGCAAAGGGATCTCGGCACATTGGATTTGCAGAAAAAACAACTGAATCTTTTGCAGACGTGAACTCGCACTATAGTGTTGTTGCTCCGAGCACCGATGGAATGACCTTTCAGAATCTGGCCGTTATTTTGAAATATGAAAATCCGGCACATGTAGAGATCAGAGTTCGGCAGTTTTCAGAGAGTGATTTAAAAATTCGAACTCGTTTATCTTTATTAAAAGTAAAATGAAGATTTAATGAAGCAATAACAGATATTCAGTTGACACTCGAAAATGAAACCAACCGAAATATTAAAATTATCGCTGAAGGTCATCTTGATTTGAGCCGGAAGCTCGATGATGCTCTAAAAGTTGATACAGAAAAGGAGATGCTTCTGATTCGGGTTAATCGTTTAGAGAATGAGGTCAGACGATTAAAGGAACGCATTTCAGAAATCGCATAATTTCAAAAAAGCGCCAGGCATCCCCGGCGCTTTTTCTTTATTCCGTTTTTTCAACAACCTCAATGATCCACTTCTCGGTTTCTGGCTCAAATTTTGCCTGTACATCTCTGCCGTCAGCTGTTGCCAGCGTCGCATCCAATTCGACCCTGCCATACTGTTTAACGATAGCTTCCAGGACCACGCGCGCTCCTTTTGCCTGTGCCTCCCAGAGCGCTATCGCCCGATCTCTTCCAGCGATGCTTTGTTTCAGCATTTTTATCTGCATTTCTTTTCTTTCAATCTCTCTTTTCTGTTTCTGGACAATTCCCACGCTTCTGCCTCCTCATATTTTTTATAGATTTTTTTATAATAAGGGCAATTCTGGTATTCATCTTCGCAGAACAGCCCCATCCAGTCTGTTCGCTCTCTGATAGATTTGAACGACAGCATATTTTTGACATCAAAGCCTAGATTATTCTCTATGTTTTCACAGGTGATCGTGATTGCCTGCCTGAGCTTTTCCCGCTTTTTTGATAAATAAAACGGGCACTGAATCTTTGCCTCTTCGTTCAATTTTCCTATCCTCCTGCTGCCACGGCCGGTTCCTGCCAAACCAACAAGACCCAGCCGAGTATGTTTTATATATTTCCTCTTATGCTGCTCCATAGCGCCGGTCTGCATCTCTCACAGCTTCTGTGCCGATCTGGGCGTAGCACTGCAGTGTGGTGTCCACCTTGGCATGACCCAGCTTTTCCTTGACCATCTCGACCGGCGCCCCTCGATTAATCATGTCAGTTCCGCAAGTACGGCGGAATGTATGCGGCGATATTTTTAGACCACTGAGGCGTTCATCTCGGCTCTGAATATCTTTCAGGAGGTACTGGATTCCTGCTATGCTCAAACGTTCATAGGGTGCTTTGACTCCCACCAGCAATGCCGGATTGCTGTCTTTGCGCTCATTTAGATAGTCCCGGATATGGAGAGAAGCCTGGGGAGAAAAATATATTTCTCGCTCTTTCCGTCCTTTTCCGTAGATTCTGGCACGGCGATTGACAAAATCCATATCCTCAATATTGAGCTGCACTATCTCCGACACGCGGCCGCCGGAGGAATAGAGCAGATCCAGCACCGCAAGCTCCCGCTCTGTCCGGCAGGCGCAGCGCATGATCTCCCTCTGCTCTGCCGTGAGGATCGGTTGCATCCGATACTCTTCCTTGGTGGGTTTGATATTTTTCATCGGATTCTCTGCCATTTCCTTGTTTTCGACCGCCCAAACGAAGAACGATTTCAGCGACCGGATCTTGCTATTATATGTTTTGTCTTTCCATTTCCTCCAGATTTTTCCGAATGCAAGATAGTTCTTGATATGGTATTCGCTCATCTCAAGCGGGCTTACACCTGCGTAGATGATGAGCTGCTTAAGTTCATGTCCATACTGTCGGATTGTTCCTGATGTCAGTCCCCTAAGAATCATATCCTGCTGCCAGAGCTGCATCACTTCATACATTCGATCCGATTCTTCGCTAACTGCTGTAGTATCTTCGTTCCTCGAAAAGCTATAATCTGCCAGATTCATGTAGAGGATCAGCTGCACATCTTTCAGGGCTCCCTCTTTGACATATTCCTGCATCTGTGTCAGTATCGTGTTAATTAGAGCACTTGCCGATACCATAAGATTCCCCCTCTCTTGCTTTTTTCTGGCTTGATTGGGTATAATTGCGTTATCTCAATCAACTTAGGTTGTACATACCTTCTTTTTTTAGAGGAGCGTGCTATTATTGCCGCTCCTTATTTTTTCCTCTCATATCTGCATTCCAGTTTTCTGCCGCCCGGAGTAAGGCGCCGGATCTTATTTCGATCCTTGTGTATTCCAGCAATATAGTAACCGTCAATCAAGCACATATAATCAACGTCTCCGTACCGGTTATTTTTCGGATATGCTACGCAGTGTTTACAGTTCGCGCAGCACTCAATCCCTTCCATCGCCTTCCCCCTCTATCCGGTACCGAATGCCATATTTTCGATATACCTCTTCACCGTATGCCCGGATGTCTATGTTTTTGTCTGAAAAGACTTCGTTCGTTTCCCGGATGACTGCCTCCGAGAACTTTAAGATCCTGGAGTTTTTATTTTCTTCCTGGTTGAGCGGGTATGGCTTCCACTTAAATTTTTCACAAAGAACTTTGACCGGGACTGCCAGGAGCAAGCAGAGGACATTCTGAACGATTTCGCCATCATCCTTCCCGCTCAGCATTTCCTCTCTTCTTTCCCATTCCTCCCTTACCTCTTTCATGATGCTGTCTCGAATCTGTTCTTTTTTTGATTCGACTGCTTTCTTCTCTATCTGTCTGATTTCTTCCGCTGTCAGCTGGTAGCGGACTTTATCCTTCTCCTGCTGCCGGGCGGCTCTTCTCTTTTCTGCCCTTGTCATTCTACCCCTCTTTTCCAGTCTCTCCGGAGATCGGACATGGTCGGATATCCGTATGCCCGGCCGTTCTCCGGCTCTACTATGTAACCATAGATATCGTCTTTCTGGATGCTTATTTGCTGCGCTTCTTTTTTAATTTCTTTCCGGTCTCCCACATAGACCGCGCACAGGTAAATGCGTCCTCGTTCAGTTTCTTTCATTCCCGCAGCCTCTCGGAATCATTTTCCAGGCAAGGACCTCCACCCACGGACAGCCTAAATCTTCTTTCCCTTCATAGTCTTCTGGGTTTAGGTCGTAATTCAAGCTGTCGCATTCCATGTCGATGTACCACCAGCCCTCAGCATTTCGCTTTGCCAGGGTAACATAGGACACTTCCGGATGATCTACTTTCCAATCATCCGGCACATCTTCTTTGTAGTCGCTGATCCAGCGGTGACGTTTTACTGTTGCCAAAACCCACATTTCCAGCTCCGGCAGTTTTTCACATACAGGAATCCATTCATCCTTGCTTTGTTCAGCTTTCAATTCTCGATGCAAAGAGATTGTTCTCTCCACCATTTTCCGGGCAGTCTCTTCAAATCCCCGGATCTCTTCCGGAGTCTTTCCGGTATCCTCGTATTCTGCCAGTCTGGCGATCAGCTCGTCCTTTTTGGCTGCAGACCAATAGCCGGACTTGATGCCGTTTACTCGTTTACTCGTTAATCGTTCCATTTTTCACCCTTCTTTCATGCAGGTACCCTTTACATTTTCGATATACTTCCGGATCAAACTTTTTCCGTTCATGCTCATATGCGCTGTACTCCGCCGGGCTGCATCCGGCCATTTGCGACATCTGCATTATCGTGAGCCCTACATCTTTCCGCAGCGCTGCCATCTCTCCCGCATACATTCCAAGGCGACCGTTATCTTCCTGGATCTGCATCATCTTCTGAGCTTCTTTAGACTCCGCACACCGAAGCATCTGATTTACCGCGCAGGATTCGTTTTCACAATCATAAAAGCATCCGCGCTTTCCCCTCGGACCGTCATAAAACCCTGCTACAAATTTTGTCGGCTCTTTACAGCCAATACACCTCGCATTTACGGACATTTTAAGCAGTTCTTCCTCCATCATCTTCTCCTTTTTCCAAGCTTCTTCTATTGTCCAGATATTTGCTGACTGATACCTCATACGCTACGCGCTTCTCGCATTCCGTTTCGCTCAGTTTTTTCATATACTCGCGGCTCTGTATACGCCCCTCAACACACACATGACTTTCTACATCAAAACCGGATGCATAGCGGGCATTTCTGCCCCATACGATACACGGTATATAATCTGTTTTTCTGCATAATCGATTGACCGCCAGAAGCATATCTGCGATTTCTCTTCCCAGCGGTGTCTGGCGATAGATAGGTTTCTTACAGATGTATCCGTCCAGGAAGATCTGATTCGTTCCAGTGTATCCAGCAGGCTCTTCCAGGAGTCGAACTTCCTGCGCGAACACGAACAGTATCAAATGGCTTTTTTCTCCGTCGTGGCGGTTGTAGGAACGAAACTGTCCAAGCACCTCCATCGTCGTGCCGCGATAATCTTTAGATATATCCATAAGTCTCTCTGAGATTGAGATTGGGATCACATCCACCTGTCCGCTCAAACGAGTGACAGACAAACTTACGAAATAGAATTTCTCTCCAAACACTTCATGGTTGAATGTAAATTCTGATATCACCTCGCCAATCAGGCGCACTTTGTTAGTTTCATTTTTTTCTGGCATAGTGTTTTATCTCCTTTTCCTAGTATGTTTTTAAAAATTTATCGTACAGTTTACCATATGCCTCCCGGTACCTGTTTCCATCCTTTTCTTCTGCTGCCTTCCTCTCCTCCCATCTCTTCCGGAAGCGTTCTGATTTCTCATCGTATTCCTCTATCAAATTCTTAATTTCAGTTTTCCATATCAAGCTCTTCACAAATTTCCTCGTAATACCTCTTTTCATCCGCAAAATGATCGTACACCATTTCCTCTACCATCATTTTGGCATCATGTTCACACACTTCCTTGCCGGTCAGCAAGTCCCAGTATGTATCGAGTACATTCGATGTTGTAAACCAATCTCCCTCTGAATCTCTAAACAACGCCACTATGGCTTCGGGATCCTCTCCATGATGCCCGAACACAAGCGTGTGAAACACTGCGCCGTATAGTTCTTTGTTCTCTACCCACTTTTTCATAGTATCCTCCAAATTTTAAGTTTGCTCTAGAGAAAGCCCCGTTTCTTCGTAGGCATATAATCTCTTTTATTCTCCTTTTGGATTTAAAATTCAAACCTATATTTCTGCTTTATGCCAGGGTATTTCTGATGATCTACCTCGCTAAAAAACATATCATACGGTCGTGCAAATATGTCCCCCTTTTTCACAGGTAACCCTATTGACTCGCCATCGTACAAAGCCTTGTATAACACCAGTTTTTCTTTTGTTTCCGTATGCTCTGCGACTCCCAAAAACTCATATGTAAACAAAGCTCCATTTTCTTCGATCTGCTCTTTTGTAAGCATCTCTCTTTTAAAATGTCTTATGACATCGCCTTTCTTAAATCTCATCTTCCACTCCTCAACATACAAAACAATAATTCGACCATCGACCGTTTCCGGCGACCGTCAAATCATTTAATGCATCTGTTCCTGCTGCCATCCCGGAAATACTGCGCCAACTTCACAAGCGTGGTACTCCCCCCTTCCTTGAACGTAACAACATGGCGATAGATCTTGTCTATGTGCTTCATCCGGATCACGCCAGCCGTTTCCTCTCCCTTCTTCGGGACGCAGTCATAAACGCGGATTCGAAAATTCGGTCTGATATAGTGGCTGATTCTTCTTAATTCTCCGAATGTAATCGGTCCTTTATCCTCTTTAACCTGTACAACATGATCCCACTGTTTCTTGTCGTACCACATAAATTCTTTGTCTATCACAGCACTTTCCACCATTCCCTCGACTTTTGCCCGGCGCATCCGCTCCCGGATCTGTTCGGGGCTGAATCCCGTCATTTCAACAAGTTCGGGGGTTGTCTTGGGTCCATCTTTTAATTTACTGATGATAATATCTCTCATTTCTGCAGCTCTCACAGCCGCCTCCTTTCCGGCTCCGGTGGAGTTCCGGAGCCTCGCTCTATAGACCAATGGCATATTCGGTAATATATAACTG